ACGGACACTAGACCTTGTGATGGATATACGCGCCGAAGGTGGTTTTGCTATATCTGTAAAAAAAGGTTCAGCACAATAGAAGTTGAGGTTGAACTTCGAAGTGGGCAGTCATCGATGGATGCATTAAAAGAACAATACGGCAAACAGATTGACCGTAAAGAATTAAATAAAGCAATTGAACTTCTGGGGAGAATACGAGATGGTGAGATATAAGGTTACAAAAAATCATGATGGTCTATGGTACGTTTTTGAGAAATTTAGTATTACAGGCACGGGCAATCACAGGTGGGTAGTGATATCCAAGGCTTGCAGCACACGCTCAGAAGCCTACGATGAGCTTCCTGCGGGGGGAAATGCAGAAGACACCCTTACACTGATGACCTGAGAAAAGCTTACAGAGGCACACAGGAGCCTCACACAATCCTGTTCCTACCTGATCACTAATCCCAAAAGTGATACTAATATCAAATAGTGATTTATTCCCCTTTTTATTTGTCAAAAGACCTTGCTTTTATTTGTCAAGGTGCTATACTTATAGTATACAAACAAACAAAGAGATAACACGATGAACGAATTAAACACTAAAGCAAACGAAACCACTGTAACACTGACTCACGAAGTATCTGGTAAAGAAGTAGTGGTAGTCAACACTGATTCAGTTAAAGCTAAATACGAAGCTCTGGGTTACAAAGCTTAAAATGAAAGCTACCAAGAAAAACGTGGCAGCAGCAATCTTCGAAAAGTTCGGTCATAAGGTCGAACTGGTCAAGGGAAACGGATATTTCTATTTTGCTGTTGAACAAGGTGCTGACTTTTATGTTGAGCCGATCACCTACGCAAAAAGTCCGAGTGTCTATATCAATGCTTTTTGTGGAACCACTGTTGAATGGTGGGTTGGTCATTACGAAGATATGGTTGAAGATGTTGAAGTTCCTGAGAATGCAGGTGAAAAGAAAGTTCCTAGCATTATTAAGATGAATTTCTAATTTCAGAGAATGCGAACTACATCACTAAAATAATTGACAAATAATTTCTGTATGGTGTATACTTAGAGTATAGAAATTAAACAAACACGGAAAAACAAATGACAATAGCAAACACAATTAAAGAGCAAATCGGACACAAAGCCCTGTATATGTTGGGTGCGAAAAATTTGCTTGACTGCGGTAATGCCCTGAGTTTTCGGGTTCGTGGTTCGAAGGCAGTCAACTACATCAAGATCACTTTGAATTCTATGGACACATACGACATGGAATTTGGAAAGGTCTGGGGAATGGACTACAAGGTTAAAGCTACTTTTGAAGGTGCTTACGTTGACATGCTTCATTCACTGATCGAAAAGAACACTGGTCTTTACACCAGTCTGTAAAAGTTAAATCGTGTGTTGTTTTTGCCCTCTCTGAAAGGGGAGGGAATTTTTTGACAGCACAACAATCAATCAACAATATAGGAAACATGATAATGAACGACACGAAAACGAAAATTTACATAGCACGGGAAGTCCTGAGTAACGGGATGAAAATTAAAATGGCTGCTCTCAAGTGGGGATGTTCAACCACTACGGTTCGTAAATACATGGATTTGTATACTGAGAAAAAGCTGACCCTTGATGTCAAAGCAGAAATTGAAGGCATTAGGCTTCATGTCCTTTGTGTTAATAAGGATGATAAAGCAACTCGTATTAGACGCATGAAAGAATGTGATAATACTTTGGTGTTGCTGTCTGACAGTTTCGTAAACGGAGGGATATAATCATGGGATTTTCTTACAAAGCCCCGAAAGGGAAAAACACTGAAGAACTTTTGGAGTTCTTGAAGGATAAGAAGTCTGGTGAAAAGTTCGATATCTCAACAAGCGACTATTCTTGTAACTACCAAACTGGTTACGCGACTTTCGATTTTCATTCAACTGCTCCTTGTGTTCGTGGATTGATCAAGCGGGGAATACTTAAAGGTTCTTGTGGTTGGAGATACTACGCTGTTGAGGTATGTTGAAATGATAGTTCAGCATATCGATTTCCACCAGTGGGTTCAGGCAACCCGTGAAGCAAACACGAAACTGAATCGGTCTGATGGGAAAGGGGAAGACCCTTACACTCACTTTTATGCAATCAATATGGATTGTGAAACCGTGGGCTATTTCGGAGAAGCAAACGGGGCAGATGCCTCACACGGATTTCTTTGTGATACCCCACTTGAATATCAAAAGGAAACAGGAACATGAACAAGCGAGACATGGCAGTAGACCTTTTGGGGGCGTTTGGCAAATTTATGCCTGATGCACCAACCCAACCATATTACATTCGGCTGAACGGAAAATTCTTTTGCTCACATGATACTGCTGAACTGGTAGATCAGGTTACAGCATATTTCAATAAATCAGAGTTGGTTGATCTGGTTAGCCTTATAGTCAGAGAAGGATAATTACTAATGTCAGGAGAATCCACAGCATCAGAATTATTGAAGAATATCCGTATTGGTAATTCTGTGGTCAAATACGAACAGGACATTTATGAAGTCGCTGTTGCCTACGAAGTGACCCCTGCTGCTGTCAGGAAAGCGATTGGGGAACTGAACAGGAACCTTAAAACCATGAAAGAGGTATGGAACAGAAGGAAACAAAATTTGACCTTAGTATCAAATCCTGATATCACCTAATTTCTAAATTAATAGTTCTTGACTGAACTATCAGAGAGTTTTAGTATTTGCACCAATTCTAGTTATGATTGGTGTTTTTTTATGTCTGTATTACTTGAACACAAACCAAAGAAAAAGACGGCAAAACTGGTAGCTAAAAAGTTCAAAACCAAGTTGAAAATTGGAAAACTGAAATCCGATATTCCCGAAACGGAATTATCAGAACTAAATGCGGTTGACCCTTCCAATGTCAAAGTCACCAAACACTTAAATCTTGCCAAAAATACATCTGGGCTTGATACGGAACGGTTGGGCAATATCGGCAAGTTCGTGAACATGACAGACGATGAATTGTTTGATGTTACACCCATCGGCGGGGAAGGCAGATACAATGGATTGTCAGATGACCAAAAAGACAGTCGGATTGTCTTAGTGCATCGGTTCCATATGCGGGGTTGGACTAATGAACGCATAGCAGAAAAGCTTGAAGTCAGTACACGCATGATCTGCAAAATCAAAGACCAAATTAAGGACTTACACAAACGCAGTTTTACCAACATAGACTTAAACGAGTTTTTGGGGGAGACAGTCGCGTTCTTCATGGAGGTAAGAAACATGTCTATGGGAATGGCTACCGATAAGGCGTACAGTGCCAAAGAGCAAATTGCTGCCCTGAAAGTTGCCTCAGATACCGAGATGAATAAAATCCGATTCTTAGATTATTGCGGGGTCTTCGCACACATTCGGGGCAATGCAAGTGTGATGGATGATGTAATAAATATAGTCCCAGAAACAGACAAGGATAAAGCACATGCTGCAATGGATGAATTCGCCTTAGAATTGTTTGCCCCCTAGATATGCAATCAGCAAAAAAGCTTAGTAGTATGCACCGATCTTTGGTGGGCAAGAAAGACCCATTCAGCAAGGATATAAGACAGTCAATAGAATGGTATCTTGAAGGTGAGAATATTGTTCGTTTGCCTTCCCTTCTATTGTTGGGCAGATATCCAGTTACCATAGAAGAATTCATATTTGATAAAAAGTTTTTGGGAACGGGGGATGAAGTTTGGCCTGCTGTAATGGACAGTATTATAGAAATAAATAACCCTAACGGTGACAGGTTGGGGCAGACGTACTACGAGTGTGTATTAACAGGAGGAATAGGAACAGCAAAAACTACTAGAGCACTGTATACAACAGCATATCAACTTTATTTATTATCTTGCTTTCGATCTCCACATCTGCTGCTGAATCAAGACCGAGCTTCAGAAATTTACTTTGTTTTCCAGTCGATAAATGCGAGAGTTGCGCGGGATGTGGATTATGCACGTTTTAGAAACATGATTGAGAACAGCGAATATTTCAATACGGTCTTTCCCTATCGGAAGGATTTAGATTCCCGATTGGTCTTCCCAAAAAACATAAGTGTCTTTCCTACATCGGGGGAGACATCTGCTACCATCGGTCAAAATGTTTACGGGGGGTTTGTCGATGAAATAAATTTCATGGAGGTAGTCGATAGTTCCCGCAAATTAGTTGATGGGGGGCAATTCAACCAAGCAATAGAATTGTATAACTCAATTGCCTCCCGTAGAGAATCGCGTTTCATGCGTCAAGGGGTAGTGCCGGGAATACTTTGCTTAGGTAGCTCCAAGAACTATCCCGGACAATTCACAGACCGCAAGGCAGCAGAAGCCAAGAAAGATGCGGGGATATATTATCGGGATGAAGTGATATGGGATATGAAGCCCCCCGAAGTATTCACAGGCAAATGGTTTAGCGTGTTCATCGGCTCCGATACCCGCAAGCCGTACATCATTGACCCCGCTGATGTGAAGAGCACTAAGAAAGATTACCCTGCTCAGGTTAAGCGGATACCCCAAGAGTACAAAAAGCGATTCATTAACGATATCTACAATGCCCTGAGAGAGATAGCAGGGGTGAGTACGGTTGCCAAGGCTCCTTATCTGCCTAACGTGGAAGCACTCAACAACAACTTTGATACTAAGATCAAAAGTATCTTTACCCGTGGAGACTGTGATTTTGTTGTTACACAGGTGGGCTTAGTCAAGGATGCTATTACAGAGCCACATAGACCCCGATTCTGTCACATAGACTTAGGCTTAACGTCTGATGCAGCAGGTTTCTGTATAGGGTACGTGGATAAGTTCGTGATGATAGAAGGGGATGAGGATAGCAAGGTGGGTGGCATGATGCCCCACATACGCATTGACGGGTTCTTGCGGGTTACTCCACCCATGAATGATGAGATAAACTTTAGTAAGATCAGGACAATCCTATATAAGCTTACTGAGTTAGGTGTACTGATACGTTGGGTGACATTCGACTCATACCAGTCAGTCGATAGCTTACAGATACTAAGGGGGCGTGGGTACATGACAGGCTTACAATCAATGGACAAGACACCCTTACCATATGACATCCTGAAGTCAGCACTCAATGATGCACGGATAGCTGCTCCTGAAGATGCCCATGTACGCAATGAACTGGTACACCTAGAGAGAACGTCCAAGGGGAAGATAGACCACAACGCTTATAACACTAAGGACTTGAGTGATGCCTTCGCGGGGGTAGTGTATGGACTCACGATGCAACGGTGGACATGGGCAAGCTTCGGGGTGCAACCATCCCCCATGATAACATCACAGTTCACAGTAGAGCCAGATAGAGAGATAGCGTATCAGTAGGGTAGCCCTCTTACCCACCCACGGAAGTATATCATAACGCTTATTATTTGTCAATACTTATTTGCACTTAGTATCAAATACTTTCCTGTGCTTAGCCCCTGACCCCACCCACGGAAGTATACAGCATATTGATGAAGGTTTCTGTGATGCACCGCACACATATACCCTTGACAAATACTAACAGATGTGATAAAATCCTAGGGTGGGTCTGGGGTTGCCCGTGGTCTGGTGGTGTGGGCAGACAGGGGGGTGTGATACTAAGGTCACAGGAGAGGGGCGCAAGTCGGGGGCATAAGGGTAGGCATAGGGAGAGACCTTCTGTGGAATCACATAAAAAATATTCTTATTATATAAAAAACTTTATCCTGCCATTCGAAAATTATTTTCAAATCTTTTTTTCTCGGTTTTGCCCCTGACACGCTCGGATATTGGGGGTGAATTTTGAATTGCTCTGAGATATTTTTGATATTTTTCTGATAAAAATGATATTT